CGTACTGCTCTTCGCTTGGTCTAGCAGGCCACCTTTGGTATGTGCCTGCACTGCTACATCCAGCGTGTCCATCGACACCTTGCCATTGCGTATCCTGCCCCCCACGTATCCGCCCTTGTGGTCTCTCATCGTTGCGGTTGGCCAGTTCTTCTCGTGAGTCTCCACTACATCTCTCAGTTTCGCCCCATACCAAGGACTGTTTGGGTCTTGGCTGTGCTTGCTCCTGTATACTCCGTCCACCATCTCGGTCGGGTAACTGCCTCCAGTCGTGTCGAACACTGTTGCGGTGGGCCAAGATGAAGACTCGCTTTCTCTGGTGAGGTGCGCCGACTTCAGCCGCACTGAATACTCCCGCCGTTGCTCGGTAACCCAAGCCTTCCAACTCTCGGAGGACATATTGGAGAACTGATTCCCCGTCTGCTGTCTTGGCTGAGATGATTCCTTCAACGTTTTCGAGGAAAACAATTCGAGGTTGGCACTCTCTGATTCCGTCTGCGATGTAGGGGAACAGGTGTCGGGGATCTTCAACGCCGTTACGCTTTCCGGCAGCACTGAATGGTTGGCACGGGAATCCGCCAGAGAGGATGTCCACGCACCCACGAAACTCCCCGTAAGGGAAGGTCTTAACGTCCGTGAAGACAGGTGCTGCATCCAGCTTTCCCTCTTCCATCTTTGCAACCAGGTTCGCGACAGGGAATCCTTCCCTCTCCACGTAAGCGATCTCTCGCAGATTTGGGAGAACTCTTCTGAGTCCAAGCCCGATTCCTTCGTATCCGGAACATAGGCTGAGGTGATTAATTGTTTTGGTAGTATCCACATTTATATTTCGGTTGATGTTAGTATCCATTGGTGATTTCGACAGTCACGTCCGTGCTGATGCCAGCCTGCCAGAATACTTTGTATGTTACGTGCTGTTCGTTGAGGTTCTTAATCAAGATCGCAAGGGTCTTGCACTGATCAGGGTCTGAGATGTCTAGTATAATGTAGTTCATATTTATATTTCTGTTCGGGTTATATTGACTTCGGATAGAAGTTTATCCTCTGTTATTCCTAGGATTCCTGCAATCTCACGGATTAAGTAGAAGTTATACTTCTCATCCGAATGAGCGAATAATAATTCAATTACTTCTTTTTGTTCTCTATTCATATTTGTATGGGTTAAACTTTACTGTCGGCTAAGTCCATTGACTCAACGTGAGCAGGTGTAGTCATATATTTTTTGCCAGTGATGGCATCCTCGATGATGAAGGGTCGCTTGTATGCACGTTGCTTGTACCCTCGGAGGTAGTAGAACTTACCCTTGGAGCATCGGAGCATAGTGTTGAGCATACGCTCGTCACTTAGACCAATGATCTTCCAGTTCTTATTGAGGAACTGCTGCTCCTTGGTCATTACTTCCCCGTCCTGGATTACGCCCACTTCCACCTTGAAAGTGGCCGTGTGTGCATCGTACTTAACTGTACCCTCCACCCTTGCGCTAACTCCGTACTTGTCTTGGACAGTTTGGAGTGCTTCATTGATGTCCTCCCGCATTAATTTGCAGGTGCTTGCCTTGATTGTTTCTAGTGTGTGTGTTGTCATAGTTTAGTCCTTCTTGTATTCTTCTATTGATCGACACCCCGTCCGCAAGAACAAGATGTCAAGATAACTTTCTTCGTATAAGCTAGTGACTGAGGTCACAAGCGAGATTTCTTCTGGGGTTGCGATCCTATCCTCCACCAGTATGTGGTATATATCCATTGCTTCCATTGTTTAGTCCTCGGATGTTAGGTTAGTGTAGATGATGTCGTACAGTTCGTTGTACATATCCTGCGCGGGCTCGGTAAAGCCCTCGCTGCCGTCCTCTCGGTCTACCCATACTGTACCCTTGGGCATCCTATCCTCGACTAGTGCCTCCGCTAGGTCGGCTGCTAATCTTTTATCTTCTTGGTGTAGTGTCATTTTATTCCTTTCGTTATTGGTTGATGAGTATGTTTGGTCTGCCACTGCGAGTGCTGAGTATTACATTGGTCGCAGTGTGTACCTCTTGGGGTTCGTTGCACTTGGTAACGAATGTCTCATAGAGGTAAGGGTTGTACGTCACTGGTATCAATCTTGATGAGAGTGCCGCAATGAGATCGCAACCTATGGTTCCGATGGTGAAGGCGTGTACGTTCTTCTTCTTCTCCTTGAGTACCCGCATCCGTCCGCTCTTGCCTACCTTGAATGTCGCGCCCTCCAGTGAGAGGTGATCAGTGTGACCGACCACCAGCCCGCCCTGCTGAACTGAGAATCTTTTCTTATGGAGATTCCAGTAAGCCTTGACCGGTTCCTTGGGGTCAAAGGGTTGATGTGTTCTGTCCATTTTATTCCTTTCTTTAGTAGGTTATTACTTCATTATCAATTGCTTTCACAATTGCTAGGTCGAAGTCCCTTATGGGATCTTCCTCAAATCCGTATGCGTGCTGCACAATTTCAATTCCGTTGGTTGTGGTTGTGATTTGTTCAGCGAGTAGCGGGAATGCCTCGATCCACCTTTCAGTGACCTCGCCTTCGCCGTAATTACTTGTACACTCGCATTGCTCTACTTCCCACGTGATGCGTACATCCACATCGCGGTCATTTATCTCTATCGTATCCGTAGTTGTCTCTTCCATTATCTATTCCAGTTTTGTTTTATGGCTACCCATATCACAGCTTGCAATTGGTATGCCTTGAGTTTGTTTTTCTCTGCCAGTCCGGCGGTGATTGCTTCGATCCTTCTGTACTGTGCGCTCGTCACGCTCTCGGTGGTGTCCACGATGCCTTCGCTTGGCTTGCATAGGCAAGCCCTTATGTGCCACTTGTCGATGGTCACGTGCTTCTCACTGAGCCTTCCTATGTTCATTGCAAAGGCGTGAGTCTTTGGACTCTTCGCCGCTATCTCTTCGCCGTCCGCCATTATTGCCCACGCTTTGCGCTTGTTGGCGTTATAAGTGCAGACCTTGAAACTGTTGATGCTTCGCCCTTCCATAAAGGCGGATATCAGTGCGTTTGCGTCCAGTTTATTGCGCAGCCACTTGTTATTCGGGCTAAGTGCGCTTGTCACTGCAGCCACGATATACTTATCCACCTTGTGAATCTTGGATAGGTTTCGAGTGAATCGTTGCGCTTCCTTGTACCACGCTTTGCCCTCTCGCATTTGCTGTCGAGTTGCAATGTCGATCCAGGCTTGCAGGTTGCGGGTGATCTCACGATCATTGTGTTTTGCTATTGTTCTTTTCATAGGCTTTGTTCTTTTATGATTCGGTCGAATGTTTCCCTTGTACAATCGCCGTCAAATATTTTTGGTATGCTAAAGCCAACCCTTCCATTTACAACGGTATTTGTAGGAGTGCGCTTTGATCCATCGTAAATCTGCGCTTGCCCTTTGGCTTCGCAGTAGTATCCGAATATTCCATTCATTTTCATATTTTCCTTTCTTTTGGGTTAGTTAGTTAGGTGAATCATTGCTTTGGCAATGGTTTTAGATGCTTCCTTTTGACTCATCCTTCCTTCCTGGATCAGTTCGCAAAGCTTGTGTGCTAGTATCGGCAAGTTTGTGTAACTCTCATAGAGTTCACTTCCGATTTTCGTCAGTGTCACTTCGGTGAGGTCTCGCTGGGTATCTATTCCAAAGCTGACCTTGTATAGTTCTGTCTTGTAGCTGTTCATATTTTCCTTTCTTTTGGGTTAATCACATTGCTTTAAGATCATTAGCTTCATATCCCATAGCGGTAGAAAGTCGCCGAATTCCGCAACCTGATCCTCTATCGAATAGCATCCGTTTGAGTCGTTGAACTCTAGCCACTTTATACAGTCTTCATAGGAGAAGGTTTCAAGTTCTTTTATGGTTTCATATAGGTGCATTGCACCGTACTTTGTTTGAATTGTTTTCATACTTTTCCTTCGAATAATTTCGCTGCCTCTTCCCAACGTTGGGATTGAGATCTAATTTCCTTTGCCTTGGCAAGTGCCATTTCTAGAATATACAGCCCGTTTACATCGGCGGGCTTACTGAAGTCAGATGCAAGCTTGTCGATTGCATCGCCTATGGTTTTCCTACTTTCTCTGTAGTCTTTTTCAATTTGCTCTTCTGTCATATCTTTATCCAGTTATAGTAGCTTTCCGCTGCACTGTTGCCTTGAACGAAAGCCCTAAGCTTTCGAGTGTAATGCTGCTGACTATTGTCTTGTATGGTTTCGCCTGGGGTTTCACCTTGGGCTTGTTTGCTGCAACAGTAGGCTTTCGCTTACTGTGGTATTTACGTTTTACTTTGGTACGATCATACGACCAGTCAGCCACTTTGGGCTTTGTCGCAGTGTCACGCCAAAGGTTCGGTGTGTTCTTTGCTTTCATAATGTGTACTCACCATTTTGTGCTGACTTGTAACAGCTGACTTAATTGTCAGTAGGTTTACACGCATCCCGTTCGGTGTGCCTACTTGGGATGCCTAAATTTTATCGCGTTGCCAGACGTTCAAAAATCCGCTCAATTTTTGTGCTTATTCAATGGGCGATTTAAACCTTACTAACTGACAAGTCGAAGTGGTAAGGTGTTCGCAAAAATGTGAATATTGAGAATTCGCAAGGTGACGCGATGAATCCAAAAATGGAAAGCGCCATAAGCCAGTACTTGAATTTTGATCACTTAAAAAATCCCGAAAAACGAATCATTCCCATAACTCCGAAGAGCCCGCCTACCAATGACTAAGCCAGCGATGACAACCAAAGTGACTATTTTTTTCCGAATAGCGAATCTTTTTTTTAACTTTAAAAGTGTATTTTCCTTAAGACGTTGATCGTCAGGCATTTACAGAAGAAAAAAAGTTGAAAATAATTAAATATGAATCACCGTTAGTACGTTAGTAAGTGCCTTTTTTCGCGTTTTTAGCCTATTTATTGCCTAATCTGACACCCGTTAGTATGGACCACAGTGCTGCTGATATATTCCTAACGTGAGAAAAAATAGTAATTCCTGTATCAGAAAACCGGATACACCTAACAAATTATAGGCGAGTAAGATTTGTATTAAGAATTTGAATACAACCTAACGTGTAAACGGCGAGTAAGATTTGTATCGGGAATTCGAATACAACCTAACGGGTAAACGGTGAGCCAGATTTGTATCAGAATACTGAATACAAACTAACGTGCTAACGGTGAGACAATTACTAACGTTGCAGCGGTAAGCAAAAGTCTAACGTACTAACAGTGAGCCCAGGATTCCTAACGGGATGACAGTGAGCCAGGTTTCTAACGGGATAACGGCGAGCAAAAGTTTTTGCAAGCAAAACGGGGTGGAGGGGATGCAAGCTTTAACAAAAAATATTATATTATATATATATACTGCCAGTTAAAAAAATTTGCGTCTCAAGGCTCCCCCAAGGAGCCACCTGGGTAAACTGTAAACTCGCACAAAGCCCCTAGGGGGGCTTGCTGTCATTGCTATCATTGCTGTCATTGCTATGTTAATAGACACAGCTTCGCCATTACAAAGCTGCTGTAACGTAGACTCAAGGGTCGGACTAGGTACTATCGAATAGTTATCCATAAGTTACAGGCATATATTTTATGTTTCCCTTCTTGGCATCATCAGGGGAAACAACCTATACTACAGTGGGGCGACCCTTGTTCCCAAGAGGCGAACTTCCCAAAGTAGTGCCGTGTAGTTTAATGTCATACGAGTGGCTATCCTCGGAGATCGTTTTCGCCCGCATTGGGGTTTACCTCCTGACTATGGTTGTATTATATCACACGGCGTTCGCAATTTGTCAATTGCTATATGCTATATTGCGTACTTTATATTTTTATGATTGACATCCTATATGTTAATGAGACACATTCTCAGTATGACCGACACTATTAACCAAAGCGCAAAGGAGGAACTCTGCAATGAGATCCAGGATGCCATTGCACAAGTGGTTGAAGTAAAGGAGGTTGCAAAGATCAAGAGCCTCTCTGTGTACGACCCAGAGAAGGTCGCCAAGATTCTGTACCTCTACAGCAAGGGAACCAGCCAGACTGCTCTAGTAAAGAAGTACAAGTACTCCCGTTGTACTGTACTGAATATTCTAGTGGATTACGCTGACCACCTTGGGAAATTGCGGGACATTGCGGGTAAGATTTCCGCAAAGAACTATTTAAACATATCCTCCTTGGAGGAGGATCTTATTGAAAAGGTGCGGGACAAGATGGAGACAGACCCAGAGTTCGATGTCAGCTTCCGTGACCTCAAGGAGCTATCAATAGCCAAGGCTAATTCCTTCCGGGAGGCTATGACCTCCAGGGGTGAAGCATCCTCTATTACTGAGGAAAGGCAGGTAATCACACAGCAGGACTACGAGGAGACGCTGGCCGCTGCTCGTTCACGGCTGGAGCAAATGCAACAAGCAGAAGTAATCGAAGTAGATGAGCACTAAAGGAAGCGGACCCCGCAAAGGGCATAACCAAGAAAAACAACGTAAGAACTACGACGATATTGATTGGAGCAAGAAACCCCCTGCTCCCAGAACCGAACAACCCAAATCAAGCAAATGAGTAAGACACCAGATATTGATCCGGACATCGCCTTTAACCACGTTCGCCGAATGCTCGCAGATATTTCGCCGAACTTCTGCTTCATTGTCCTCGATGAGGACGGGGATCTCTTCTATGACTACACCAACCACAGGGTTGGTAAAATGCTGATGGTGGAAGCCATCGAGGATTTAAACTCCGAAGTGGATGATCTAGACTGGGAGCAACTCCTGGATGATGACGATGACGATGAGGACGATGAGAGATTGTTCTAGGTATGGAGCTTTCGTTTACCAAGCACCCAATCCTATCAGCCCCAACTGATAGAGAAATTGTTTACTTAGCCGAGAATGACCCAAAGCTGCTGGAGCAGCTATATCTTGCTCACGAGGGCAGGATCAAGGCATCCACCAGTGACCCCCTACGCTATGGGTTCGACCTCCCAGGCTGGGATAGAGCCAGGGAAGCAATGGAGGAGTACAACGAGTGCCTTGCACTCGGCGGAAACAGAAGTGGAAAGACTACTGGCTGCGCCAAGATGATAATGGAAGCAGTGACCGAGTCCGAGGATGGACACATTGTTTGCTTTTCGCAAAATGCGGATACGTCAATCAAGGTTCAACAGCCAGCCATCTGGGAGATGATGCCCAAGGAGTACAAGAAGAAGACTAAAGGGATCGAGGGGTACATTAACTATTCAATGCAGAATGGGTTCACAGGGAGTTCCTTCGTGTTCCCCGACACCCGCACACGGGTGGACTTCAAGACTTACACACAGTACTCCAATAACTCCACCATCCTAGAGGGCTTTGAGTTCGGCTTCAAGAACCCCAAGGGTTTGAATATCGGCACTTGGCTTGACGAATATCTAGGTGACGCTGCCCTAGTCAACACCCTGCGGTTCCGACTTGCTACACGGGACTCCAAGATGATCATTGGCTTTACACCAATTGATGGATACACTCCTTTCATAGCTGAATACCTCAAGGGCGCGGAAACCAATGAGACAAGGCCAGCGGCCTTGCTTCGTGACCTAGAAGTACCCATCCGCCAATACAGCCCAAGTAGGGATGCTGCTGTAATCTATCTCCACTCCGACGAGAATCCATTCGGCGGATACGAGCGAATTGCAAAGGACTTAAAGGGTCGCCCCGATGATGAAATCAAAGTTCGTGCTTATGGTCTACCGGTAAAATCAGCGAATGCCCTTTTACCTTACTTCAATACAGAAGTAAATGTTCTCAACGAGGAACCCAATAAGTACGGGATGACGTTCCCCGACATATCGGATAAGTCGAAGTTCACCTGCTATCAAGTGGTTGACCCCGCTGGCGCAAGGAACTACACAGCCATCTGGGCTGGGGTAAACGAGAGTGGAGAAATCTTTATCCGCAGGGAGTGGCCCGACCGCAACACCTACGGAGAGTGGGCTTTGTTTGGGGATCCCAAGTGGAAGTACGGACCCGCAGCTAAAAAAATTGGTTTAAATGTAGAGGGATACTGTGAACTATTTAAGGAGATCGAGGACGATCTAGGTATAGAAGTAACTGAACGCATCGGTGACTCCCGATTCTTCGCCCGCGAGAATGA